GCATAACAGAGGGGAAGGTTACTAAGGATTTAGAGCATATATATGAATCATGTGAAGATTACGAAATATTAAATCCTCCCATGCTTCCAAACTTCTTATGTCCTGATAATATGTCTAAAGAAGACTATCTTACTAAAATGGCAAGACAAGGATATACAGATTTACTTAAACCAAAAGTTGGAAAAGATAAGGACAGGCAGAAAGTATACGGAGATAGATTTCATAAAGAATTGGAAGTTATTAGGAATGCAGATCTGTTTGGCTATTTTCTAATTGTACAAGATATCATTAGACATATAGAAAAAGATATGGGATGTTTAGCTGGGCCGGGAAGAGGTTCTGCCGCTGGATGCTTAATATCATATCTAGTTGGCATTACTAAGATTGACCCAGTAGAACATGATCTTTTATTTGAGAGATTTTATAACGCTGGTCGTAACACTGATGGGCATGTATCTCTTCCCGATATTGATATGGATGTTCCGGGTAAGAGGCGGGACGATGTTATAGATTATTTAAAAGATACATACGGACATGAGCATGTAAGCCAGATGATTACATTTGGTAGACTTCAGGGTAGAAGTGCAATAAAAGAGGTTCTTCGTATAAATGAAGCTTGTTCTTTTAGCGAGATGAATGCTATAACTAAGAGTGTACCTAATGAGGCAGACATATCAGATCAACTTGCAGAAATGGACGATGAAGATAGATCTATTATACGTTGGGCATTGATTAATAGGGCAGATGAACTACGAGATTTCTGTCATATCACAGATGCAGGTAAACTTGAAGGTAATTATGCAGAATACTTTCAGCAAGCCATTGAGATTGAAGGAACATTTAAAACTCAAGGCAAACATGCTGCTGGAGTTGTTATATCTAAAGATAAACTAAAAAATGTATGCCCAATGATAGCTCAGAAAGGCTCAGAAGAAAAGATAGCAGGATTAGAAATGACAGACTTAGAAGCACTAGGTCATGTAAAATTTGATGTTCTAGGAATTAATCTACTAGACAAGCTAATGAAAATTAAGGAATTGACTAATGATAGAGGTTGAAGTTACAGATTACATGAGAGTTAAAGCCAGAGCAATGGCTAAACATTTAGGCAAGCTTAAAAATTCTATAACCAAAGGTGAAGGTAACGTTGCTGGTTTTATAGGAGAGTTGATAGCTTTGCAGTATCTTGGTGGAGTTAAAGCTAACACTTATGACTTTGATATTGTAAGTGGTGGCAAAACATATGATGTAAAAACCAAACGATGTACAAGTCCTCCTAAGCCACACTACGACTGCTCAGTAGCTGCATTCAATACAAAACAAAGATGTGATATTTACCTTTTTGTAAGAGTACAATTTGAAGGTGATAGACCTGTGAAAGCATGGGTGTTAGGACAAAAGGACAAGGCTAAGTATTTTAAACAGGCTAGAAAGCTCAAGAAGGGCGAAGTAGATCCAAGTAATAATTTTAAGGTTAAAGCAGACTGCTATAACTTAAGCATAAACAAACTGGAAAGATTAGAGGAAAAACATGTCTAATAGAGATTTTATTGTATTTGACTTTGAAACAGGAAGTCGTAATCCACTAACAACACAACCAACGCAGATTGCCGCTATCGCTCTAGATGGTAGAAACCTTTCAATGAAAGGCTCTTTTAATAGTGAAATTAAACCTATCTTAGATGATGAAAAAGCTATCGCTGCCGGACTTGATCCAATTGAAGATGGAGCATTAAGAGTTACGGGAAAAAACAGGAAGGATTTAGCTAAAGCTCCTTCCTTGAAACCAGTGTGGAAAAAGTTCTGCTCTTTTGTAGACCAATACAACTGGAAAAAAGACCCATTCTTTAACCCTATACCAGTAGGATTTAACATTATTGGTTTTGACATGATTATTATTAATCGTTTATGTAAAGAGTATGGGCCGTTTGACGACGTAAGGCAGCAGCAAAAGATATTTAGCAAGATTCATAAGTGTGATGTTATGGATAATATGCACATGTGGACAGAGGGCGATCCTAGCATTAGATCAATTAGCATGGACACCCTACGTGAACGTATGGGGCTTTCTACAGAAAATGCTCACGATGCGTTGCAGGATGTTAAAGATACAGCTAATATCTTTATAAAACTATTGAAGACGCATAGAGCTGTATACCAAGAAATTGAACTAAATAAAGCATTTGCAAACGGCAATCTTTATGTCAAGTAAACAACTACTTATGGAGTTTACCATGCAAAAAACAAAGATATGTGTTTATTGCCACGTAGAAAAAGACATTAGCGAATTTCCAAAACATATAGGACACAAGGACAATCTTGATACAAGGTGTAGGGTATGTGTAAAAAAACAAGCTAAAATTAGAGCAGAATTATACAAAATTGCACCACCAAAACCAGATATGTGCGAATGCTGTGGTAAAAAACCCAGCAAGCACATGACTCTAGATCATGATCATGCAGATAATACATTTAGAGGTTGGATTTGTGACAGGTGCAATGTTGGTATTGGATTGCTTGGGGATGACATGGAAGGCGTTACTAACGCCATGAACTACTTACTGTCTAGGAAAAATGGAAAAATATAACGACAAAAAAACTTGGCAACTTTTCACAGAAGGTAAAACCAAGGGTGTGTTTCAGTTAGAAAGCAACCTTGGCAAATCTTGGTCAAAAAAACTTTCGCCTAATAATATTGAAGAGTTGTCAGCCTTAATTGCTATTATCAGACCCGGATGTTTAAAAGCATTTGTGGATGGTAAATCTATGACTCAACACTTTATTGACCGTAAGCACGGAAGAGAAGAAGTTACTTACCTACATGAATCATTAGAAGAAATTCTAATGTCTACATATGGTGTGCTAGTCTATCAAGAGCAATCTATGCGTATTGCTCAGAAAATAGCTGGTTTTAATCTGGAAGAGGCAGACGAACTACGTAAAGCGATTGGTAAAAAGAAAGCTGACCTAATGGCAAAGGTTAAGAAAAAGTTTATCGCTGGGGCTAAAAAGACTAAGATTGTAAACAAAGACGAAGCAGAAGAAATCTTTGGTTGGATTCAAGCATCAGCAAGATATTCTTTTAATAAATCTCACAGTATTTCATACGCCGTGTGTTCTTACTGGAGTGCATATCAGAAGGCTCATAATACAGAAGAGTTTTTCTTATCATACTTGTATTATGCTAGCGAGAAACAAGACCCACACCAAGAAGTATACGAACTTGTTTCTGAAGCAAAGCTATTTGAAATAGAAGCTAGAACCCCTAGCCTAGCAAATTATGAAATTAAGTTTAATGCTAAAAATCACAAAATATATTTTGGAATAAAAGATATTAAATCCTTAACAGGGAAAACTGGTGACAATGTATTATCAGCTATAGAAGCTTTACAAGAAGATTTTAATAAAAATATTGTCAATTTCACATGGGTAGAGCTACTATTATTCTTTGCTCCCAAATTAACATCCACAGCATTTAAAGCTTTAGCTTCTATCGGGTTTTTCAGAGACTTTGATGGTGAAATTTCTAGGAATAAAGCTCTTTATGATTATGATATATATAGAACTTTGACTAAAGCTGAGTGTAATTGGCTATCTAAAAATTACGAAATAAAGAAATGGGACACACTAATTAAAGCATTAACGGATTTAGCACCAGTTAAGAAAAAGGGTGGAGGCACAAGCAAAATAGAGAGACAGCAAATAGTAGAAAATGAAATACAGCTACTTGAATCACCTCCTTACGACCTCAGTGACGATCCGGGTTGGATAGTAGACCAAGAAACAAGATACTTAGGTTGTCCAATCACTATGACTAAGATAGATATGGCAGATAAGAGCCTTGCAAATACTACATGTAAAGAAGTAATAAACGGGAAAAAGGGCAAGGATCTTTGCATAGTAGCTAATATACAGAGATTATCAGATTACACAATTACTAAAGGTGATTCAAAGGGGAAGACTATGGCATTTTTAACCATAGAAGATGATACTTGCCTATTAGATAGCGTGATAGCATTCCCAAAAATAAAACAAAAGTATAAGTATATATTGTATGAAGGTAATAATTTAATATTTTGTGGATCTGTCAATAAGAACGACACTTCGTTCATAATTAATCAGATTCATGAAGTATAGGGTTGTTTTTTAATTTTGTAACAGCTAATATAGTAAGATAAGGAGATTGTATGAATAATTGTTGTTTTACCGGGTATTTAGTAGAGAATCCAAAAACTTCTGTAGTTGACAATGTTGTGCTAGCAGAATTCACGGTTGTAGTATATAACTATAGAAAAACCAAAAGTACAGGGGAAAAGAGCAGGATTCCCACATATCTTTACTGTGAAGCTTGGCATACGGGGGCAGAAATTCTGGAAAGACACGCCGCGAAGGGTACTAAGATGACGTTCAACGCTTCTGCAAAGAATATATCAAAAGATGATGATTCTATAATTTTTAGAATTAATGAATTTGATTTATGTAATAGTGAATACGAGGACTGATAATGAAAAGAAAAAAAAGAATATTATTTTGCACTGAGGCTACATGTTTAAATACTGGCTATGCCGGTTACAGCAGAGAAATATTATCTTACCTGCATAGTACAAATAAATATGAAATTGCAGAATTAGGAGCATATGCTCCAAGGGATATGAAACATAAATTTCCTTGGACTTTCTTTGGCAACATGCCTCTAGAATCAGACTCTCAAGAACTTAAGCAAGTTTATCAAAGCAGTTCATCTAATTCGTTTGGAGAATTTAGGTTTGCAGAAGCCTGTCTGGCATTTTTACCAGATGTGGTGTGCGACATTAGAGACTTTTGGATGATGGAATTTCAGCAAAGATCTACATTTAGACCTTTTTATCATTGGGTTATAATGCCTACGGTGGACGCTTCCCCTCAAGCTCAAAACTGGCTAATGACATACAACGAAGCAGAAGCTTGCCTTTCCTATTCAGATTGGGCTGGAGAAGTATTAGAAGACGCTGGAATAAGTAATTATAGAGGTTCTGCTCCACCGTCTGCGCACAGAGGACTAACTTTTCAATACAACAACAGGGATGCTTTAAAATCAAAACATTCAACATTAAAAGATAAATTTGTGATTGGCACTGTCATGCGTAACCAAAGGAGAAAACTTTATCCAGACTTATTTGAGGCTTTTAGCAAGTTTTTATCAAAGGTTGACGATCCATCAAAATATGTATTGTATTGCCACACTAGTTTTCCAGATATGGGTTGGGACATCCCAGAAATATTAATGCAAAACGGAATATCTAACAATGTTGTGTTTACTTATGTATGTCAAGAAACAAAAAAAGTCTTTCCACACCCTTTTGCTGGACCAACGGTTCCTTCTCCTTTTGTTGAAAAATCTTTCGCTGCATTAAGCAACGTCAAGGCTGGAGTTACAATAGAACAATTTAATGACATATACGGTCTTTTTGACTTATATGTTCAGTATGCAAACTCTGAAGGATTTGGACTACCACAAGTTGAAGCCGCTGCCTGTGGTGTTCCAGTAATGTCAGTTGATTACTCTGCTATGACCAGCGTTATTAGAAAACTAGGTGGAGTTCCACTAAAACCAAAATCTTTTTATAAAGAAATGGAAACTGGATGCATGAGAGCTGTTCCAGATAATGATTATACAGCAGAAAAGTTTGCACAATTTTTTAACATGAGTCAAGAAGGTAGAAATGAATTATCTAAAAAAATACATGAGAATTTTCAAAAGTTTTTCCAATGGAAAGAAAGCGGAAAACAGTGGGAAAAGATTTTTGACGAACTCCCTGCACAGAACTGGTCTAAAACTTGGATGAGCAAACCAAGGATATTGAATCCAGATAGACCTGTAGATAACTGGCAGCAATATAAAATTCATGATTTGGTAGAACATTTATTCAACCACGTTTTGTGCGAACCTAGTAAAACCAAATCTTACATATATGAAAGAATTATGAGAGATTTAAGATACGGCTATGCATATAGCCCAAACCCATTGACATATGAAAATGACTCTTCATTTAATACAGCTGTTACGTCTCCAGATAAATTTGACTATCAGAGAGCTTATGAGATTTGTTATAACTTGAGACTACAAGCCAATAAACTGGAAGAAAAAAGAGGAGAAATTTTATTGAATAGAATCCATCCAGAACGGTTAGGAGAACTTGAATGAAAGTTTTGTACTTAGGACACTATGACGAATTTGGTGGTTGGGCAAGGGCAGCAATTGATCAGATACTAGCATTAGACTCAGTTGGCGTAGACGTTGTTTGTAGATCAGTAGGATTAAGTAATAGAAAAAATGAAAAACTCCCACAAAGAATTTTAGAGCTTGAAGAAAAAAGTGTAAATAATATAACACACTGCATACAGCATTTACTTCCTCATAAAATTGTAGCAACTAAAAGTTTTAAAAATATAGCATACTTTGTAGATGAAACAATACATTACAAACAAAATTTTTGGCATCAATATTTGAATGCATGTGATCAAATTTTAGTTCCAAATCACGACATGAAGAA